TCACTGTGGCTCACAATCTTCTTCCAAGAATCCAGACAGTGATTGGAGGTCTTGGAAAGATGGTCAAGGGATTGCTTGAGGAGCTTGTGCCTCAGCTCATGACAATGATTCCTCCTCTTATTGAGGAGACATTGCCAATCCTGATTGAATCAGCTCAGACAGCCATTGAAAGCATTGTGGCTGTGTTGCCTTCAATTGTGGATTCCGTCTCAAAATTGATTCCTCAGATTGTCTCAGCTCTCACAAGCCTGTTGCCTCAGCTCATTCAATCTGGCATCTCAATCATTCTGTCAATAATAAAGGGCATTGGTGAGACAATTCCTCAGCTTTTGGCTATGTTGCCACAGCTGATCATGGATGTTGTCAATGTTATCACATCCAATTTGCCTCTGATTCTCAAGACAGGTGCTGAATTTATCATGAACATCATCAAGGGAATCTCTGAGACAATTCCTCAGCTGGTTGCAATGTTGCCTGAGATCATCACCACATTTGTGGAGACAATCATGACACTCTTGCCACAGATAATGGAGACAGGAATGGAATTGCTCAATGCTGTCATTGATGGTCTCAACACAGCAATTCCTCAGCTCATTGAGTATTTGCCAACAATCATTGACACACTCATCAATACTTTGCTTGCTAATTTGCCAGCAATCATCCAGATGGCAATGAAATTCATGGTTGCAATCATCAATGGTCTCACAAAGGCAATTCCACAGCTTGTGAGCTATTTGCCAAAGATCATCACAACAATTGTGAGCACACTTTTGAAAAACTTGCCTCAGATTCTTGAGATTGGTGTTGAAATTCTTTGGGAGCTCATCAAGGGCATTGGCTCTGTGCTTGGCTCTCTTGGAAAAACAGCTGGCACAATATTCACAACAATCTGGAATGAGATCAAAGGCTTGCCATCCAAGATGCTGGAGATGGGAAAATCACTCATCACAGGTCTTGCAAATGGTCTCATGGACAAATTGAATTGGCTCAAGAATAAGGTCAAGAATTTGGCATCTGGAATCACATCAACAATCAAGAATGCTCTTGGCATCCACAGCCCTTCAAGAGTATTTGCTCAGCTGGGTGCATTCACAGCTGAGGGATTTGGAGAGGGATTCACAGATGAGATGAAAAATGTCACATCTGAGATGCAAGATGCAATGCCAACATCCTTTGACATGCCTGTGACAGCCTCTGGATTGCCTTCTGGCATATCAACAACAGGAGGATTTGATTCATCAGCTCTTGTTGAGGCATTCAAGACAGCAATGCAAGGCATGAGAATTGAGATGGGAGAGGATGGCTTTGCATCCTTTGTGGTTGATACAATCACAAGTGAGATTTATAAATAAAAAGGAGGATTCAAGATGGCTGTCAATATAAGACCATACATCATAATAAATGGCAAAAGCTCAATGGAGGTCAATGGATTGATGATCTCTGAATTGCCTCCGATAACAAAGCCACAGATGAGAGTGACAGCTGAAGAGATTGATGGAAGGGATGGAGACATTGTCACAGAGCTGGGATTTTCAGCCTATGACAAAGACATCTCCATTGGTTTATATAATGAATTTGACATTGATGAGGTGATTGATTTTCTCAATCAATCTGGCAAGATCACATTCTCCAATGAGCCTGATAAATATTACAATTTTGCTCAATATAATGGCATTGATTTTGAAAAGCTCATCAAATTCAAGACAGCAAAGGTCACAGTTCATGTCCAGCCTTTTAAATTCTCATTGAATGAGACAGAAAAGACATTCAATTTCAGCTCCTCAGAGACATCAGGAGAGCTTTCAATCAGAAATAATGGAAATTATACATCAAGACCTCAAATCACTCTCACAGGCTCAGGAACAGTGAATCTGAGTATCAATGGAGCACAGGTCATGGTGATTGATATGTCTGAGAATCCTGTCATCACTCTTGATGCAACAGCAATGAATGCATATGCTCCTGACACAAGCCTCATGAACAGGCATGTCACAGGCAATTATGACAATTTGGTGCTCAAGGTTGGCAAGAATACAATCTCATACACAGGAACAGTGACAAAGATTGCCATCAATAACTATTCAAGATGGCTGTGATATAATCAAAACAACAGGAGGAGTGAACAATGGAGAACAGTTATCAGAATTCAACAACAGCTCAGATAATTGATGCAATTATCAATCAATTGTCTTTTGAGGGTGAATTAAAGTCTGACATTGCTGACATTCTTTTGTCCATCCTCAATCAGACACCATATGAAAAAGAGCCCAGCTCTGTGATTGCTGAGCTTTTCATCAAGCTCAAAGCTAAAATTGAAGGTGAATCTTTTGAGCCTTTTGACAAGCCATACATCAGCAACATTGCTGAGATAATCAAATCCATATTGGATGAGACAGAATACAACAATGCACCAAATTCAAGAATTGCTGAGCTGTTGCTTGAGCTCAAGAATCAGCTTGAGGGATATAAAACCATAAAAATTAAAGATTTGAATTTTAAAAGGTCAAATAATAATGGAGTATGGGAAAACTTTTTATTTTTTGCTGAAATTGCTGATAAAGAAAGAGGTCAGCCAATTCAATGCTCAGATTATGAGGTTGTGGCAACTCCTTACAATTTAAATTTAGAAAATGGAACAATCACAGCTCCAACATGGAGTGAATATATATATATTCGTGATGATGCATATTCAATTGTTGATGAATTTAAAACAGCAAAGGGAGATGTCAGCATCACTTATAAAGTAAAGGAAACAGATTGATAATAATCAGGAGGAGTGAACAATGGCTGACACATTCAATAATTCGATCATGAGAGACATTTCAATGGTCAGAGGAGACACATTGAGCTTTGGATTCCAGATTCAAGGAATGGCTGGTGTGAGACCTGATGAGATATATTTCTCTTGCAAGGAAAATCTGGAGGATGAGACATATATTTTCAGTGTTTCTCTTGAGGGAGGAATCTCTGAGAGATCATATGATTCTGAGACAGACACATTGACATATGGTGTCAGGGTTGCTCCAGAGCTCACAGCTCAGGTTGATTTTGGCAAGTATTTCTATGATTTGCAATTGGTCATCAATGATGATGTCTTGACATTGATGAAAGGCAAATTGAGCATTGAATGGGAGGTCAAGGACAATGAATGACATTGCTTTTTCAGTAATAATCAAGAACGATGGCATCAGTGACATCATTTTCAAGACCATCATGCTCAAGGGAGAAGATGGCAACAGCATTTCATCCATTGAAAAGACATCCACATCAGGTCTTGTTGACACATACACAATATATTTGACAGATGGCACAATTGGAGGCACATTTGAGGTCAAGAATGGAACATTGAGCACATTTGATGATGAGCTTGATGCCACATCCACAAATGCTGTTCAGAATAAGGTTGTCAAATCAGCTATTGATGAAATCAATGATGATCTTGATGGAATCAATGATGATCTTGATGACATCAATAGTTTTATTGACACTCTTGATGCAAGCAAAATATCAATTGACAACACTGAGCTGGGCTTGGAATCAACAAATGTCCAAGATGCCATTGGAGAGCTTGATGTGAATTCAACAGCTAATGCCACAGCCATTGAAACTGAGGCATTAGCAAGAGAATCAGCTGACACTCTAATCAACAATAGAATCAATGGCATCATTGCATTGCCTGATGGTAGCACAACAGCTGATGCTGAGCTTGTTGACATTCGTGTTGGTGAAGATAGTGCATCATATTCATCCGCTGGTGATGCTGTGCGTGAACAAATTGGTGATTTAAAAGGGGTTTTATTTGGAATCACCAAAACAAAATCAATGACTTCAAGTGGAAACTATAAGATAAATGCACTTTTGCTGACAGGCAAATCATACAGCATTACAAACAACACATCATTAGGAATAACCATAAAACTATTCAAGTCTGATGGAACTGAAATATCACTTTCAAGTCTTACATCAGGAAATAAATATATTTTCACAATCCCAAATGATGGCAAATATGTTGCTGTTGGTGGTTATGCTAATTCATCAGGCTCAATTGTTCTTGAATCAGCATATTCAGCAATGGATGAATTAGATGAATTGGTGACAGTCAATGGCATTCTATTATATGCTGGTTATATTACAACAAGTGGAACAATTGCTGGGCAAGATCAAACAAAACTTGAAGTATATACCAACAAAATAAAGGCAAAGAATGGATATAAATTTAATCTAAAGCTGACATATGGCTCAGAAAATTCAATGTGGTGTGCATATGCACTATATGATGAAAATGGTCAATTTATAAGTAGAACAACACTTGACAGCGGATTGTCAAGAAAATACGGCTCATATGATGTGACAATAAATGTTGAAAATGCTTATTATATTGCATTTACATTTAGGACATATGGTGACTGTGAATCAATAATTAAATCTTATAAGTTGATTCAGACATTGCAAGAAGATGTGAAAGAATTACAAAATAAACAAAATGCAAATCTGGTCACAAGTGTGAAATCAATCAATCACAGAGGATTTAACACAATAGCACCAGAAAACACATTGCCAGCATATAAGTTATCAAAACAAATGGGATTCAATATTGTTGAAACTGATGTTGCATTTACAAGTGATGGTGTTGCTGTTTTATTGCATGATGGCACTATCAATAGAACAGCAAGAAATGCTGATGGCACACCAATTTCATCTTCCATTGACATTGGTTCAATCACATATGCTCAAGCACTGAATTATGACTTTGGCATCTGGAAAAGTGCTGATTATGCTGGTACAAGAATTCCAACATTTTTAGAATTTATTACATTGTGCAAGCGAATTGGATTAGATGCCTATATTGAATTAAAGCCAACAGGAACAACTGATGCAAGGGTGCAAGGATTGATTGATGTTGTGAAAGCATGTGGAATGAAAGAACATGTCAGTTGGATAAGTTTTTATCCAAACCTTTTGACATATGTTAAAAATTATGACAGCAATGCAAGAATAGGAATTCTTACTGAATCAATAACAAGCACTTTAATTGAAACGGCTCTGGCATTAAAAACTGATGACAATGAAGTGTTCATTGATTCTGATGTTTATGACAGCAATGCTGTTTCACTTTGCTTGGATGCTGATTTGCCTCTTGAGGCATGGACAATCAACAGTGAATCTGTTATGAAAAATCTGGACACATACATTTCTGGTGCAACAAGTGATTCTTTGAATTTTGGTAAAGTGTTATATGATAGTTATATAAATTAAAGGTAAACAGAAATATAAGAGGAAAAGGCAATGGACACTGTCATTCAATTCACACCAGCTCAATTGCTTGCATATGCTGGAGCAATCATCACAATTTCAACAGCCATTGGTGTTATCATCAATCTGATCAATAAAGCCAGAGAGCCTGAGAGGAAACAGGATGAGAAAATCAAGGCTTGTGAGGATAAGCTCAGCAAGCATGATGCTATAATTGAGAAATTTCAAGGATATTTCTCAAATGATGACAGGAGATTCAAGGAGATTGAGGAAGGAAACAAGATCACACAGACAGCTCTTTTGGCTTTGCTCAAACATTCCATCAATGGAAATGAAACAAAGGCTCTGAAAGATGCTGAGAAAAGCCTTGAGGACTATCTGATCAATAAATGAGGTGATTCATCATGATAAAATGCTTTGGACAGGCTGACACATCATTCTCCAGCAATGGAGACATTGTCATCCAGCCATTCAAGGCTCTGGTGCATAAAACAGACAATGGTGATTTTTATCTGGAGCTTGAATGCTCTCTTGATTATCTTGAATATGTTGTGCCACAGAATATCATTGTTGCAAACACACCACAAGGAACACAGGCTTTCAGAATCTTCTCTGTGACAACAACAAGGAGAAAGATCACAGCCAAATGTCTCCATCTTTTCTATGATTCCAGAAATTATCTAATTGCTGATTCTTATGTGGTCAATAAAAATTGCAATGATGCTCTTGATCATCTCAACAATGCCACAGATAACACATCACCATTCACAACATTGTCAAACATCCAGACAGTAAATTCATTTAGATGTGTCAGACAATCTTTGGCTGAGGCAATCAACACTGTCCTTGAAAGATGGGGAGGTCATCTTGTCAGAGACAATTGGAACATCAAAATCATGGACAGCATTGGTCAAGATAATGGTGTTACGATTCAATATAAAAAGAATCTCAAAGAGATCACTGTTGATTATGATTGGAGCTCTGTTGTCACAAAGCTCATGCCTGTTGGCAAGGATGGTCTTTTGCTTGAGGATTTATATGTCAGCTCAGAGACACAATATGAAATTCCATTCACAAAGACAATGAGCTTTGAGCAAGACATCTCTGAGGATGATTTCAAGGATGATCAGGGCAATGTCAATGAGGAGGCATATCATCAGGCATTGCTTGATGATCTGAGATTGCAAGCTCAGAATTATGTTGATGTAAATTGCATTCCTAAAGTCAATTACACACTCAAGGCAAACATGGAGAAAGTCACAGATGTTGGTGACACTGTTGAGGTCATTGATGAGAGGCTTGGCATCTCCATTCTGACATCTGTCATCTCTTTTGTTTATGATTGCATCCTTGAGAAATATGTTGAGGTTGAATTTGGAAATGCTCAGCCAAAGCTCTCTGATTTGATGAGCAATGTCCAGAGCAACATTGACACAGCAATCAATGAAAATAATCAGGTCATCACAGTGACCTTGACAGAGGAGCTCCAAGAGGCTCAAGACAAAATCTGGGGAGCTCTTGGCAATTCATATTGCATTTATCAAGGCAATCAGATTCTCATTGTTGATGCATTGCCAAAAGAGACAGCTCACAATGTCATCAGAATCAACTCAGCTGGCATTGGATTCTCACAGACAGGAATCAATGGCAATTTCACAACAGCATGGACAATTGATGGCACATTCAAT